AAGCGCACCACGGCACCCTAGAGCCGAACGGAACGCCAAGGGGCCGAGCAAGACAGACCCCACCACTCCCGTCTGTTGCTCAGCACTTCAAGGAAGCCGGGCTGACCTCACACCCTCCAGAGATCAGCACCAAGGTCCAGTCCGGCTCCCCTTCTTTTTCAACCCTTGTGAGCGTGACGGATATGGACAGCGGAACATGTCAAATGCCGATGGATCAGATGGCGACCTGGCAAGAGCAGATCATGGAAGCCGGGTACTTCGCAGCGATGACAAGACAGCCGTTCAATCCGGTCGCGATGGACGAGTGGAAGCTCGGCTGGAATCTCTTTCACGACAGCCGCGCATTAACCCGCTCCACCTCGATAGCGGCCTGATCATTTGTTCCGAATGCTACGGATCGCCAGCTCAATACCTGATCGATTTTGAAGACGTCTGTCCGACGTGTGGCGGATGCGGATTTCACGACGATCCTGATTTCATCGACGGCGATGCGAGATCGTTTGATCCGCATACAGAGTTCGGCACCCACCATCATCGTTATGCGAGGGGCTTCTGATGTCCCTCGAACATTTCATCACGCTGGCTTGGATCATAGCACCGCCAGCACTCATTGGGATCGTGGCTTTTAGAGCGAAATTGGAGCGGGACGATGGCTAAGTATTTCGATCCGAATTGCTACGTTCTTGCCGAACACTTTCTCGAAGACGGCGCAGCAGAAGCACTGAAGGACGCGCTCGCAAGAGAGTTTCAGCAGATCGCTGATGATTTCTGCGCGGAGCTTCAGGCGCGGCAGAGCAAGCAAGCGGAGGCGGCGTGAAAACCTCTGAGCGCGAACATGTCCTCCAATCCTACGAGCGGTGGGCAAAGAACATCAAGCAAGCATCCTATCGCGACGGACGGAAAGCACGCGAGGCGATCGAAGCTTGGTTCTCACCACTTGGGCATCCGCTTGACCTGATCGACTTCGAGCGAGCCGCAGAAAAGCAGCAGATGACCGTTCGGCAGTTAGCAGCGGTTGAAAAGTCGCTGAACGATATGAGGGCGAAATGCCAAGCAACATCGTGAATTTCCCGACCATCCCAAGAGCAACGGCAATCACGCCATCAGTAAACGATGTTCGTGATCCCCACACCATCGCAATCGAGATGATGAAGAAAGCCATTCAGTTCTCAAATCAAACCTGCGGGAAGGCATGGACACTGAACGTGCTCAAGTCAGCGATTGAAGTCGACGATCAGAACGGGTGGCGAGACCGGGCGCGAAGAATGTTTGATCGCAAGGAGACTGTGTAATGGCTGACGTATCGCGAGAACTGCACATTCAGGGCGAAGCTGCCAGAGCCCTCCTGCTCAACATCAGAGACGTGGTCGAAGACGACGCTGAGATGATCGAGACGGCGATCGAGGGCGAGACGAGCTTGAAGGAAGCCATATCGGCTGCCGTCGATCGCATCCTCGAACTGGACGCGCACGAAGAAGCCATCGCAGCGCAGGTCAAGGCCCTGAACGAACGCAAAGAACGTTTCACGCATCAGTCTGATCGCATCAAGGCAGCCATCCATGTTGCCATGGGGCAGGCCGAGCTTCGCAAGCTTGAACTCCCGCAGGCGACCCTCAGTGTTCGCGCCGTGCCGCCCAAAGCCGAGATCACCGATGAGTCAATGCTTCCCTCACGCTTTTGGAAGTCGTCGGCCCCAACGTTAGATCGGAAACTTCTTCTTGAGACATTGAAATCGGGCGAATCCGTACCTGGAGCGGTGCTGTCAAACGGTTCGGAAACACTATCGCTAAGGAGCCGCTAATGAGCAATCGATGGGAGCGCCGCCAGCGCACGAAGCACAACGCACGTAAGCGGCAAAACGAACCCAAAAATCAGCGCATGTCATTCCGCGATGCAATGGCTCTCGTCCCAGATGATTTACCGGACGGCGCTTATTGGGCGATGGCTCACGAGTTTGCCGGTCTCGACTACGGCGACGGGTTTGATGAACTGATCGATGGAGACGAGTAAGATGGGCGCACTGGCACTCGTCGACAACGCGAAGTCTCTCGATCTCATCCGACGCACCGTCGCAAGGGACTGTGACGCGTCGGAGTTTGATACCTTTGTGCATATTTGCCGGGCCGTTCGCCTCGATCCGTTGCGTCGGCAGATTTATGCATTTGTGTTCAACAAGAACGACGCTCGCTATCGGCAGATGACGGTTGTCACTGCGATCGGCGGCTATCGCTCAATCGCGGAACGGACTGGGAATTACCGACCGGACAACCGCGCTCCACGCTTCGAGTACAGCGAGGCTGCGAAGGACGCCAAGACGAACCCGCTTGGAATTGTGAATGCCGAAGTCTCGGTATTCAAACACTCCCACGGCGAATGGTTCGAATGCGTCGCGGAGGCCTATTGGGAGGAATACGTCCCCCTCAAAGATGGCGTGATCGACAGCAAGAAAACTGGCTGGGTAAAAAGCCCGCGCAACCAGATTGCGAAATGTGCTGAAGCGGCGGTGCTCCGCAAAGCATGGCCGGATGATTTTGCCGGGCTTGAAGTTGAGGAAGAAACTGACCGTCGTGCCTCGCTTGAACTCTCCGCCAGCGAGCTTGCTGATGAGGGAGCATCCGCAAAGCGCTTTGAACTGATCGGCGGCGCGAATGCCCTGACTGTCGACTGGTGCGATGGCGAGCCACTTGCCCGCGAGCCTGTGGGCGTCTTTGGCGACAAGGTGCTTGCCTTCATCTCTCTGCACAAATCCGAAGACCCTGACCGCGTTCGAGCATTCCACAACCGCAACGCGGCGGCGCTCAAAGAATATTGGGCGAAGGACAGGACTGGCGCACTCGAACTGAAGAAGGCGTTCGAAGCCGTTCAGTAATTCACGCAACCACCAAATTCCAAACCTCAGGGGGATAAAATGAAGACACTTCTCACACTGTCCGTTTCTGTTGCTGCGCTTCTCGTTGCGTCGAGTGCGGATGCCGCGTCGCTTCTGAACTGCGGAACGGGCCCGCTCGACGTTCACAACTGCCCAGTCGGTCCAGAAGGACCGCAAGGTCCACAGGGTGAAAAAGGTGACACCGGAGCCCAGGGTCCGCAAGGCGAACAGGGCGCCCAGGGAGAGAAGGGCGACAAAGGTGATGCGGGAGAGACTGGAGCGACCGGGGATCAGGGCGTTGCTGGCAACGACGGTAAAGACGGGGCCAACGGCAAGGACGGCGTAGACGGTAAGAACGGCACCAACGGCCTGAATGGTCGTGATGGCCGAGACTTCGACTCCGCCGATGCACTTGCAATGAGTGCTGCTCTCTCACCTCCGGTTTGGCTTGGTGACAACGAACGTGTCCGCATCTCGACTGGTGTCGGCTTCACTGATAGCGCGGCTGCAATCGGTGCGACTGGTGTTGTTCGCATTGATGGTGCGCTTGCCGGATTTGCTGGCGGCGCAGTGAGCACGGAAACCGGTGCATGGGCCGCAAAAGCTGGCCTCAGCTACGGCTGGTGATCGGAATGGATATCCCGCTCTACGAACGCATCTCGCAAGCTGAAGCTCTCGCGAAAGAGGGCAAGAAGGTCGACGAAATCATATCGATGACCGGACTGGCGAGAGTGACAGCGCAGTGCGTCGTAGGGCGGGTGCGGGGAGAGTTGGATTTTAGTTCGCTGCGGAAATGCAGAAAGGAACACTGATGGCCAACAACATCAAACACCGCATTTGCGGGTCTTGCGGCAAGACATTTTCAAAGCCCTACAACGTGAGTGTCGGCACATGGGAAAAGCGAAAATATTGCAGCATCGTGTGCAGAGGGAGGGGCCTCGCTAAGCATGGGCAGGCTTGGAAGACTCCAGAATACTACATCTGGCAGGCGATGGTTCAACGCTGCACTAACTCGGCCCATCCGAGTTACCATAAATATGGTGGCCGCGGAATTGTAGTTTGTAACCGGTGGCGCGCTTACGAGGCGTTCATCTCTGACATGGGCAAGCGGCCCTCGCCCGATCATTCGATTGATCGAAAAGACAACGACGGAAATTACGAACCGGGCAATTGCCGATGGGCGACCTTGGTCGAGCAGGCGAATAATACCCGTGCGAACCGCATACTAGAAATAGATGGTGTGTCTGAGACCATCGCAGATTGGTCGAGGAAATGCGGCGTAAAGCCGAACACGATCGTCACGAGATTGCGCGCAGGTTGGTCGCCCCAACGCGCCATCGCTGAGCCCACAAATGAAAAATTCAGAACGTCGAGGGCGCATCAATGACAATCTGCCCGCACTGTGGCGCCGGCCGACAAGAGCCACGCAGCTTGGCCCAGCACAAAAGATTTTTCTCTCTAATCAAAGCGGCCTTCCATCACTGGCCTGAAACGCACGAGCGGCAGTTCGCAAGCGAAGAAGAACTACGGAAATTTTTGCAAATGAAGGCGGGACATCGCGAGATCGCAGCACGCATCCCTCTAACCGGCATTCGCAAAGAGCAAGCCGTCATTCTGGCTGAGGCATCGATCCGCGCCGCTGGCTCCTACGCGATCCCTGTCATTCACGGATCGGAACTCGTCATTTGGAAACCGAAGTCCATCGCCTTTCACAATCTCGGACACCGATCGTTCTGCGAATTGAACCAGACCGTGGACGATATTCTGAAAGCAGAGATCGGACTGTCTGGAGATCAACTTCTCCAAGAAACGGCGGCAGCAGCATGAACATCCCCTCCGAAATCCGCGCCGAAGCTGAGCGCCTTATGACTTTATCGATCGAAGCGAAACGATCTGGCGACTACGCCAAAGCAGATGAGTTCTACGCGGAGTCTAAATTCTTTCTCCGTCTTCTTAAAGACGCTGGTGAAGATATGGAGGTGGTGCGGTGAGTGACCTTACATCATACCGCGACTTGATCGCCAAAAAGGCAGTGACGTTCGAGCCCAAAGGGCTAAAGCGCATCCCAGCTCTCAATTCAAAAATGTTCCCGCATCAAGCAGCCTGCACGGAGTTTGCGCTCCGAACGGGATGCGCGGGATTATTCCTCGCTACCGGGCTTGGGAAATCGCTGTGTTCGCTGGATTACGGCCGGGTTTTAGTGCGCGCCACGAATAAGCCGGTGCTAATGCTTGCGCCGTTGGCAGTCGCCAACCAGCACCACACAGAGGCCGAGAAGTTCGACATTGACGCGAAGGCCGTTCGTGACCCGTCTGAGATCAAGGGCAAGCGCATCTATGTGACGAACTATGAACGGCTGCATCTGTTTGACGATGTGGACTTCGGCGCCGTCATTCTGGACGAAAGCTCAATTCTCAAGGGCTTCAATGGCCGAACGTCGCGCGCTCTGATCGAAAAGTTCGCAGGAATGCCGTTCAAGCTTTCCGCCACGGCAACGCCGGCGCCGAACGACCACATGGAACTTGGACAGCAGTCCGACTTCCTTGGTGCAATGCGGTCAATGGAAATGCTCTCCCGTTGGTTCATCAACGACACGAGCACGGCCAGCCAAGTCTGGCGTCTCAAGGGTCACGCCGTCGAACCGTTCTGGAATTGGGTTGCCTCATGGGCGCGTTGCATGACGCGACCGAGCGATCTTGGCTTTGACGACACCATGCACATTCTGCCGGAGCTGATCACTAAGACGCACATCGTTGAAGCTGATCGGTCTATCGAAGCTGGCGGCGAAAAGGACGGTCAGGGGCGCATTTTCCGCATCCCGGACACGTCCGCCACGTCCATCCACAAAGAGAAGCGTCTGACCGCTCAGCGACGCGCCAACGTGGTTGCGGAACTCGTTGCAGCCGAACCCGACGAGCCTTGGTTGATCTGGGTTGATACCGATTACGACGCCGACGCAATCATGCCGCTTCTACCGAATGCCATTGAAGTTCGCGGCAGCATGAAGCCGGACGAGAAGGAAGAACGCATTCTATCGTTTATCCGTGGGCAGTCGCGCATCTTGGTCACGAAACCATCGATCGCCGGCATGGGGCTCAACCTACAGCACTGCGCCCGGATGGCCTTCACTGGCTTGTCGTTCTCGTTTGAGAGCTATCACCAGGCCGTGCGGCGTTGCTGGCGCTTCGGGCAAAAGCGGCCCGTGCATGTCCATGTGGCAATGGCGGACACCGAGCAATCGATCATCGAAGCAATCTCGCGCAAGGCGGACGGCTTCGATGAAATGGGCGAAGCGATGCGGGCTGCTATGACCCGCGCGGCAAACAAGCAAGTTGCGCGCGCACCGTACAAGCCGAACCGCACCGTTCAACTTCCGGCATTCTTGGGGGCAGCATGACGACAATTCTCAATCAGGAGACGGGCCAGAATTGGACCGCCATCCACGGCGACAGCGCGCACGCCTTGTCTGAACTGCCGGAAGCATCAATCCATTTCTCGGTCTACTCGCCCCCATTCGTGGACCTTTTCGTTTATTCGGATAGCGCGGCCGATCTCGGAAACTGCAAGAATGATGGGGAGTTTTTCGAGCAGTACCGGCACATCATCCGGCAGGTGATGCGGGTTACAAAACCCGGTCGATTGACGGCAGTCCATTGCACCGATCTTCCGACGCGGAAGTTTAGAGATGGTTTTATCGGGATCAAAGCATTTTCAGACCAAATCCGCGATGCGCACGAAGGCGAAGGATGGATTTACCACTGCCGCATTACTGTCTGGCGCGATCCCGTTGTCGAGATGCAACGCACCAAGGCACTCGGGCTGCTCTACAAGCAGTTGTGCAAAGACAGCGCAATGAGCCGCGTCGGCTTAGCGGATTACGTTCTCGTCTTCCGCAAGCCCGGAGATAACCCGGCGCCCGTCGGAAAGGACAAAGGCTTATTCCCCGTCGATCTCTGGCAGAAGTGGGCATCTCCGGTCTGGATGGACATTGACCAGACGGACGTTCTGAACGGCCGCACAGCGCGTGAGAGCGACGACGAGCGCCACGTCTGCCCGCTACAGCTTGACCTGATTGAACGCGCCATTCGCCTATGGTCGAACCCTGGAGACGTCGTGCTTTCGCCTTTTATGGGGATCGGGTCGGAAGGTTTTGCGTCAATCAAGGCGGGTCGGAAATTCATCGGGTGCGAGCTTAAAGAAAGCTACTGGCGGCAGGCGGCCCGCAATCTCGCAGGCATTGAGCAGGAAGTTTCAGGCGGAAGCCTTCTTGATCTTATGGGGGCAGCATGAACCCTCGCAACATCGAACACCAAGCAGCCGCAACGCGCCACATGCTCAACGGCGGAACGATGACTCCTGAACTCATCGCCTGCGTTGAAGGCTGCATTGCTTCCGCAGAGTGGATGGCGAAGGGCGAACAAGTTTTGAAGGAGTTGATCCGGCTGCGCAAAGACGATCCAGAGCTATTTCAAACGCTCCGCGAGCTAATCGGCATGGGAGCATTGATAGCAGACATTCGGTCTACGGATCGTATGGCGCAAGAGGCAGGGCTGTGATGGAAGGAAACGCGTCAAACATCATCATGCGATTAATAAAGCTCGTTGGCGATGCCACGAGCGTCCCAGTCTGGCTTATTCTCTCTGAACGTCGGGATGCACCGGTATACCGGTCGCGAGCTATCGTCGCGTACATAGCTCACAAGGTTCTCAAAATCCCGTCCGTGGAGGTCGGCCGTTCGCTGGCGCGCGATCATTCCACAGTTCTTCATGCATGCAAAATTGCTGAACAAATGATCTCCGATGCATCTGATGATGCGAGGCTCATCCTCGGACTCTCCGAGGCTGCCCGAGAACTCAACTTCGAGTATGCGCCAGAATTTGCTGTTGATCGTCTTGTCACTGCTTATTCCGCATTGAGCGCAGAGGACAAATTGCGGTTTATGTCTCATGTCGCATTCGTCGGCGCAACGATGGAGGCTGCATAAATGGCCTCCGAGATTCCGCGTGAGATCATCTACGGAAACTTCAAACCCAAGCGCATCGAACGCTTGAAGGAGAAGCACCGTGATAAGCACGACGACCGAGAGGGCAACGACAGCAACCACCTTGCTGCTCTCCGGAAGTGCCCTTGCATCGTGACGTTGCGCGTGCCGGCTGGAGAGGTTCACCACCTCAAGAGCTTGGGCGCCGGCAAGGAACGTGGCGTAGGACGCCGCGCGTCTGATCGCTGGGGCGTTCCGCTGTCTCGTTCTCCGCATAACGCGGTCGAGGCTGTTGGCTCTCGCAATGAGCTTCGCTGGTTCGCTGAAAATGGCGTTGAAGACCCTCACGATCTTGCGGCGGCGCTTTGGGCCGTTCGACCGTCCAACGGTTCCGCGAAGGCAATCAAAGCCGCAATGGAGGCAATGACAAAGACCATCATTGCTCATCACGCATCCAAGAAAGCGACTCCATGACCGAACCCCTCTCTTACGTCTCTGATCATGGAACTGATCTCTGCGTTATCTGTCGAAACGATACTGGAATTCCAAGTATTACGCCGATCGATCAACGTGAAAACTACGTCGAAGGCTCGGGACAATGCTGTGCTGTCTGTGCGGCTAGAATTAGAAGCGTGGAATTTTGAGCGATGGCTAAGTCCAGCACCGATCGCGGCCGCCTCTTGCTTGACGCCATAGAGGACGATGTCGCCCATGAGCTTAATCCATCCGGCGATGAATGCTGGCACTGCGGCGGAGATGGCGACGGCAAGTGCGCATGCGACTACATCGTCGATAATTTGATCGGCCGCATCGTCCTAATCGACGAAGAAGATGCCGGCCGTGCCGAAGCGGGGAAGCTCAATACAGGAAAGACCGACCAATGAAATACGAGATCAAAGCACGCTGGTCGTCTCGCGTTATTTTTGAGGCTGAAATTGAGTGTGAAGCGTCTGCATCAGAGGGCGTTAAGCTCGGGCTGGCTGTTAGGGCGGCATACAAGAGCGATGCCGACCTGCGCGGTGCCGACCTGCGCGGTGCCGACCTGCGCGGTGCCGACCTGCGCGCTGCCGACCTGCGCGATGCCGACCTGAGCGGTGCCGACCTGCGCGGTGCCGACCTGCGCGATGCCGACCTGCGCGATGCCGACCTGCGCGATGCCGTCCTGCGCGGTGCCGTCCTGAGCGATGCCGACCTGAGCGATGCCGACCTGCGCGGTGCCGACCTACACAACACCAACCTAAGCGATGCCGACCTGAGCGATGCCGTCCTGAGCGGTGCCGACCTGCGCGATGCCGTCCTGCGCGATGTGCCTCGCATCCCAAACATCCACCAAGCGGTGTTTAATGCGGCGAGTATCCCGGATGCTCTCGATATGGGCTCTTGGCATGCCGACGGAGATGCCTGCGGCACAACACACTGCCGGGCTGGCTGGGTTGTGCATCTAGCCGGTGATGCAGGCCGTACACTAGAATGGGCGATGGGCACGCCCGCAGCGGCGGCAATCATCTATCTCGCCAGCGATCCCACTCTTCAGCGCATCCCCGACTTTTACTGCGACAACGAAACGGCATTAGCCGACATGAAACGATTGGCTGAAGCCGAAGCGAAGCTCAGCACTGACGAGGTGCTGTGATGGATCTCCCCGACCGCCGCGCCCTTGCGTTCCCAGATGAGCCATTCTCTGCCTACTGCAAAGTGTGCTGGCAGGGCGTGTACTGTTTGTGGATCGACAAGGAAGATCATCACCGAGGCGAATGCATGTTCGGTCACAAGAAGATCGACGACTGCAAGCAGGCGGTGGATTGGGAGAAGTTTCGAGGCAGCGTCCGAAAATATCTCGCTGAGTCCAACAAAAACCGCGCTGCTCTAAGCGCCCCCTCTACAGATGCAAAGGGGCGGGGATGAAAGTGCTCGGGCTCTTTTCCGGTATCGGCGGTTTTGAACTCGGCCTGCAACGGGCAGGGTTCGAGATCGCTGCGATGTGTGAAATCGATCCGTTCTGCCGGCGTGTCTTGGCAAAGCATTGGCCGGGGGTTCCATGCTTCAACGATGTGAAGATGATTGCGCGGCAGAGGTGGATTGGTTCCAGAGCGCAGACATCGTTACGGCGGGTTTTCCGTGTCAGGACATATCATACGCTGGAGAAGGTGCCGGACTTTCCGGAGAGCGTTCAGGTCTCTGGTGGCAAGTTCGCAGAACCCTTCGCATGGTACGACCACAGTTCGCGCTGCTGGAGAACGTGGCAGCGCTGCTTAATCGAGGGATGGGAACGGTACTCGGGAGCCTGGCCGCGATCGGGTATGACGCGGAATGGCATTGCGTACCGGCTTCCGCCGCTGGCGCAGAGCACGAAAGAGATCGTACATGGATCTTTGCTTCCAACTCTGACTGTCCATGGGAATTACAACCGCAAGGGTCTAAGCAAGACGAGCGGCGACGGCTTAGCGACCGTGCTGCGCCGGATGTTTCCAACACTCACCGCGCACGACGTGCGCGGCGGGTGCAAGCCCGAACGCACGATCCGCATGTGGGAGAACTCGGCTCGCGGCTGCGATCTGCCCTCGACGCTGCGGATACTCCATCCCGAGAGCACTGGGATCATCAACCCGTCTTGGGCAGAGGGGTTCATGGGGTATCCGATCGGGTGGACCGAGTTGGGGCGCTTGGAAACGCCGTCTTCCCGCCCCTCATCACCGCGATCGGCAA